GGAAGCGCATGGGGTACAGCGTGAAAAAGGGCCAGCACGCCGCCCTGGTGTGCAACCTCTGGAAGTACACCGACAAGCCCGGCAAGGCCGCCAAGGAAGCCGCCGCCGCTGCCGGGCAGGACGCCCCCGAGACCGACCCCCATTTCTATATGGCGAAGTCCCACCTGTTCAACGCCTTGCAGGTTGAAAAATCCAAGCGCTGACCCAGCCGCCGGACACCTTAGCGGGCCGCACCGGACAAAGCGACCCGACCCCAGCCCGACACCGGGCCACACAAGAAAAAAATAGATGATCTGGAGGTTATCAGCATGAAAAAGTACATGGGCAACTACACCAACGAGGCCGCAAAGGCCCTGAAAGGCTCCGAGCGCATTATCTGCCGCGTGACCGACGACGGCGCGATCTATGTTACCAACGGCTTTATCGCCTACAAGATGACCCCCCCGGAGTATGCCTCCATCGTCCAGCCCGTGACCTGCTGCGAGGCCGGTAACTACACCATGCAGAACGGCGAAAAGGCCGCGGATAACGGCTTTGATCTGGTCAAGCTGTTTAACGAGACCGTGGAGCAGACCGCCAACGCCCCCGCCCTGGAGCGCTGCCCCCTGACCCTCCAGGCAGGCAAGGCCCCTGCCGCCAGTTACTACAACCCCGCCGCCGGTGTGGCGTCGTTCTACAACGCAAAATTTATTGCGGCGCTCACCCCCTCCGCAACGCTCCGGGCCACCGGCGCGATCTCCGCCGCCGTTGCCTATGTGGGCGGCGAACCCATGGCCCTGGTTCTGCCGATCAAGCCCGAACCCAAGGCCGCCCGGGCCGTCAAGGCATACTTTGCCGAGTGTGACAACGGCGCCACCGCCGAGGCCGACAAACTCCGCGCCGAGCTGGCCCAGGCACAAGACGAGCTTTCCGCTGTGCGCGGCGATCTTTACCGGGCCACTAACAAAATCGCCGAGCTGGAAGCCCAGCAGGCCGCGCCCGCCGCCGAGCAGCCCGAACCCAAAACCGCCGCCGAACTGATTGCCGCCCGCTTTGCCGATCTGGCAGGCGTCACCGCCACCATCAAGGGCGCACAGACCGCCGCGCCGGTGGTGTGGCTGGCCGGAGACACCGAGCGCCACGCCGACGCGATCAAGGCCGCCGGGGCCAAGTGGAGCAGCAAAAAATCCGCCTATTATGTCCGCGTCGCCTGACACGGACCCCGGACACCTTAGCGGGCCGCACCGGACAAAGCGACCCGACCCCATGTAAAACCCGCCGCCCAGGGTAAAGGGCAGAAAGGCCAAAAATGAATATGAGATTGACCGATTGGAACGCCTCTCTTGCACACGCCGCTGAGCTGGTAGACAAGTTGAACCAAAACGGTTGCAACGCCCGCGCCATTTCCTACTCCATGTACGATGGGCGCAAAGGTATCGCAATCCAGCTTTTCGATCGGGAAAACAATTTTTCTACCGAGTTCAAAACCGGCATTTTCTCCACATTCGGAGATATGAAAAACGCCCTCAACGCCTGCTATCATCGCGCTATGTCTGCCCAGTTCGGTAGAGTATAAGCCACCCACCAAAGCACAAAACGAGGAGGTTTTCACCATGGCAGCAATCGAGCGCAAAATCAACGGCACTTTTGCCCCCGTCCCCGGCGGCTACGCCCAGCAGATCAACGAGCAGACAACGCTTTTTGTCCCGGAGTTTACAGTTGCCCGCTACGACACCGAAACCGGTGAGCTTTTCGGCCACGCTCCCGACTATGAAGCACTGGAGGCGGCAAAGTCCCCCGCCGTTCACGCAGACAAACCCGGCGAATATTCCTATTGCTACGAAATGGAAAAGGCCCCGACAGGCTGCGACTTCTCCGCCAGTCTTTCATACTACGGCAAGCATTATTATCTCCGTCCGCTCCGCGACGATCTCCCGCAGCTCCGCGGGCGCGGTATATCCTACGACGAGCAGCGCAGCACATACACCGTCACCCGCCGCGCCTATGACAAGCTCAAAGAGCAGTACCGCATGAGCTTTGAAACCTGTCTTGACTGACCACAACCCCCGGACACCTTCGCGGGCCGCACCGGACAAAGCGACCCGGCCCCAGGCCACAAGGCCAAACCACAAACCCCAAAAAGGAGCTGATACCATGCGCAAAGAGCCGTTCCCCATCAAAAATATTCTGGATAGTCTGCGCGAGGATGTCCAGAACGGCACGATCACCCTTTCCCAAGCCGCCGATGAGCTTCACCGTGCCGGATGGTCAAACTACATCGACGAGGACACCGCCCGGCGGCTTCTAAAACTGTAAGCCCGCAAGGCCGACGCAAACGCGCCGCCGGTGCAAGCCCGGCCCCGCTCCCACCAGGGCGGGGGCGCTCATGGGCCAAAACCCAAATCCAAAACAGGGAGGTTTCTACCATGCCGCAACCCAAAATCTATGCCGCAGTCCTGAACCACTTCGGCAGCCTGTCCGACCTTGCCGCCACGCTGGGGGCAACGGTTGTTGACGAGACCCTTTGCTTCTCCGGCCTGACGGGTCAGGCGGTTTCCGATCTCATGGAGCAGCACGGGCTTGATTACAACTATTCCGGCACCCCGGAGGCGGCCAAGGAAGCCGACCAATAACCCCACCACCCAAAACCAAGGAGGAAAAGCCATGTACGAACAGCAAAGCCTATTGACCGCCGATCTGGACGAGATCATTGACGCCACCGGCCACAACGACGCACAGCCCCAGGAGCAAGCCCAGGAAGCCCCCGCCGTCAAATATTACCCCATCGACGAGGAGACGGCCCGCCGGGCGCACGAGATGATGTCCATGCGAGACTACCCCGCAGGCCGCGCCACAAACGAATACCGGGCCAGCGTGGACAAAGCCGCCGCCCTGGTTGATCGCTGCAAGGCCGCCACAAGTCCCTACTACCACGGCAAGCTGGACGCCCTACTTGACCGCTACGCCCGCCGCCTCGCCCAGTGGACGAACGACTACAACTGCAACGGCGCAAGCTGTCCCAGTATCCTTGTTTCCGGCGGCTCCAACTTCCCAGTGAAGAAAAAGCAGCGCCAGAACGCCCGCGAGGACAGCTTGTGGCAGGAGTACAAAGAGATCGAGGCCATCTTGCACAAAATCAAAACCGTCGGCTCCGGCCCCGTCGATCTGGCCGACCCCCACGCCCGTGAAATGCTCACCGACCAGCTCCAGCAGTTACAAAACAGGTTGGACACCGGCAAGGCCATGAACGCCTACTACCGCAAGCACAAGACCTTGAAGGGCTTCCCTGGTATGAGCGATGAAACCGCCGCCCAAAATGACGCCGCCATCCAAAGCGCCTATTCCTGGGCGCAAAAGCCCATGCCTGACTATGAGCTTTCCAGCCTGCGGGGCAAGATCAAGCGGGTGGAAGCCCGCCTTGCCGAGCTGGACAGCCGAGCCGCCCAGCAGACACAGCCCGCCGAAAACACCAAATTTGACGGCGGCGAGATCGTCCGCAACCTGGAGGCCGACCGGCTCCAAATCCTCTTTGACGAAAAGCCCGACGAGGATACCCGCGCCGCACTCAAATCCAACGGCTTCCGCTGGTCCCCCCGGTACAGCGCATGGCAGCGGCAGTTGACCCCCAACGCAGAGCAGGCCGCCCGCCGCGCCCTGGGCCTTGATTGACAACCATTTTCGTGCCCCCACGGAAATGATACCCGGACACCTTGGAGCCGCCGCACCGGCACAAAGCGACGGCGCCCCATACAAAACCCGCCGCCCAGGGTAAAGGGCAGAAAGGCCGCAAATATGTATGTTCTGGAATACAAGCAGCTTCATATCGTCCGTGAGGAGCAGACTAAAAATCGAACCTGCCAAAGCTACCGTTGGAAACAGGCCGCCATCTGCGAGAGCAGGGAACCCCTTGAAGCAATCCGTTCCGCCAAAACTCGCCCCGAAGAATGGCGCGTTGTCCCCATGGGCGACAGCTCAGCAGAGAATTGAAGGAGATTGCCCCATGTCAATTCTGTATGAAAAGTTCAAAAAATACCAGGTTCCCGCATCCTCTGTTGAGGACTTCCGCCGCCGCTACACAAAGCCCGACCGCTTTGCACAGCGCGGCCCGGAATATCAGGCCGCCGTCCTCCAGGCTGCCCGCGACGATCTTGCACAGTTCGGCTATACCATCATCAGCCGCCACGACAGCGTGACCGGTGAAGTCTTGGCCTACTACGAGCCAAACGAACAGGAGGTATCCCAATGATTGACCACAAGAACCACTATGCCCGCTACTGTGAACTCATATCCCTGGCCGCCAGCTCCGCCCCCGCTCGCCAGCGGGACGGCGGATACATGGCCGCCGTCTATATCCTTTCCGCCGACAAAACGCTGTGTGACATCGCCCGGCGCAAAATTTGCCCCGACGGTATCAGTTTCCCCGGCATTTTGTCCGTCGCCCGCCGGGCGGAACTGTCTGACAGCCAATTTACAGCCATCCGCTCTGCTCACAATCTATTCAATGGCGGCTCCAGTTCCTCTGTTACCCCCTATGATCTCGCCGTCTGCGATTATCTGACTTTGGACATCATCACGCAGGCCATGTATATCTGGAAGTGCGGCTGCACCATTTCCGCCGGTCAAGACGGCAGCATACAGCTTGACCGCACCAGCGAGCGCCAGCGCCGCGGGATTGAACAGGCCCTTTCCCAGCATTTATCTGAATTTGAATAGACCTATACACTGTTTCGTGTTATAATACGACAAGTTCAATTCACTTCATCGGGAGGTTTTTATATGACCAACAAGGAATACATCGCCCAGCGCGTCAACAAGAATTGCACCCGTGCCTCGTGCCTCCTCTGTGCCGAGGCCGATAAATACCCCAGTTATAACGATTGCCCATATCTCCCCCTTAAAGAAATCGCTTGCAACAGGCCCTTAACCGCCGCAGATGTCCCCGATGATCTTGCAGCCGACTGATAGTGAATGGAGGCACCCCATGGACAACACACAGCAGATTTTCCCGGCGTTCCGCCTGGTGGCTCAGTTTGCCGACGGTAAGCGCCTCACCTTTGACGGCCTGACAGAGCAGCAGGCACAGCAAAGCATGGAGGCCGCTCAGGCCCAGCATGGAGATATTACCTGGTTCAACGGCGTAACCGACCAGCACTACGAAAACGGGCGCTATTACAAACTCACCCCACAGCCCCCGGAGATCACCATGATCGACCTGACGGGCTATAACGAACCCCAGGAGGAGGAATGACCTATGCCAGTTCCAGAATACAGGCGGCGCGGCAACGACCGTTACAACGCCAAGTGCGACTATATCAGCGTCCGCCCGATCAAGTCCATTGGTGCGGCCATCCGTGCCGCTGCCAAGGCCGCCGATCAGAGCGTCCAGGGCTATGTGATACAGGCTTGTATTGAGCGCATGAAGCGGGAGGGCCAGCCCCTCGAACTCAATACGCCCGACGAACCCCCGGAACCCTGACGCCGTTATCAGAACAGGAAAAAGCGTTATCAAAACCTCAAAAAGCGAAACAAAACCCCGGCAGACCGTAACAAAACGGCCCGCCGGGGTTCTTTCATCTTTTCCCGCTCCTGTACAGGTATCTATACCGGCTCCGCAGCGCCCGTATCCGCCGCCGCCGAGCTAAGTATCTACCCACGCTTCCGGTTATCGTTCTCACAAAACCCACGGGCTTTTCCTCCATTCGCAAATTGTTTTTCCACAGCCTTTCCCCGCTTTGTGGAAACTTGAACACGCCGCGCATATAGTCGGTTCAGAAAACTTCCTTTAGGGCTGGTTTCCGGCGGCTCGCCCCTGCGAAAATCCGTCCCGGTGGGCGGCAGACACAGCCCCAAAACCATCCCGCTCCCCGCACAAAATTTTTCGGCGCTTATTATGTACGCGCGCGCGCGGCGCGGGCGGCCAGCTCCGCAGCCTCCGGCAGTTCCTCCAGGGCCTCGCCAAAACGCTCCATAGCCCGCTCGTGCCAGTTTCTCACGGTGCTGTCCGGCGCGTTCATCCTGACGCCCGTTTTTGCCCAACTGTAACCACGCACATAGCGCATCAAGATCACCTGCTTGTACCTACCGTTTACGGCGTCCAGGCAGCCCCGGATGGCCGCTGCGTCCGCGCTCAAAACCATTTCGTTCGCCTTGATCTCTGCCAGCCGGTCGCCCACACCGCTTTCCAGCGCCCGCAGGCCCGCTTCTTCCGTCGGCTTCCCCGGCGACGAGCTGTGCGGCGTCCCGTCATACGCCAGCCCACGCAGCCCATAGTAATTGCCCTCCAGCTCCTCCCGCTCCTGCTGTAACAAGCGCAGCATACCCGGAATGGCTTTGTAATACTGGGCTATGTGTTTCACGCTCTCAAACTGCATCGTCGCCTCCCGTTCCCGGCTTTCTGTTCGCCGTCTCCCTCTAACACCCTCAGTCCAGCGTTCTGCTGAAAATCGGCTCGTCAGCCTTGCTTTCGTCCACTTCCACCGGCTCACCGAGAATTTCCGTCAGCCGTCTTGCCAGCATGGCGTACCCGAAGTACTCCCCGCCCTTTGCCCACTCTCCAAACTCCCGGAACACAGCTTCCGTGGCTTTGATCGTCTCCTCCAGGCGCTCCCGGCCAAAGCCCAGTGCCTTGTGTGCGCCCAGTGCGTAGCACTTGACCACGATCTCCGCCGCTTCCCGCTGTTCTCCCAGCATGGCCCAGTCTCTTGCTTTTTTGGGTGGCTTCGTGATAGGCAGCACAAAATTCCCGTCGTACAAGCCCGCCAGCGTCTCGTTGAGCAGTTTCTTTGCCCGCTCCATACCCACGGCCCTCTGGTTGATTGCAAAGCGCTCCAGCTCCCCATTGGCCGCGTCCGTCACTCTCTGCAAGCGTCCCTCTCCAATGCCGTACCGATCATTCAGCGCCACCATGAAGCACAAACAGATCACATGGCCTGCCGCCTCCCGGTTTTCCTGTACCCGCTCGCTTTCCGGCTTCTTGGTGCGCAGATACCGCGCCTGGGCCTGCCGGGCCACATTCCCGGCGAAAACAGGTGGCTTTCTTTTATGCTTCCCCATGGTTTTCCTCCATTTCCACAATGTTTTCACATCTCCGCCCGCAAATGGGGCAGAACTGCACACAAAGCACATTCAGCCCGCCACCCGCAGTCGTGCTGTCCATGCACAGGCGCGGCCTGCCGTTTTCGTCCCACTCAATCCAAAAGGCCATCCCGTCCACGGTCTCCAGCTTTTGGTGCCGCTGGCACAGCCCGCACACGGGTTTCTGCTTCTCGTCCATCGCTACTTTGCCCCCTTTGTCAGTTCTGTCCAGCGGTCAATTTCCTCTTTGCTATCCGCTGTTATGATCTCCGTGAATTTCCATCCAGCCGGGCGGGCCACCTGTTCCAGGAATACCCGCCGCCGCAGGGCATAATCCCGCTGCATCCGCCGGACAAACTTGCTCTTGATCTCCACGATCTCTACGGTTCCGTCTGCATAAACCAGCCGGAAGTCCGCAGTATACCGAACCGGGCGCAGCTCCAAAGCTCCGTATTGTCCCGCCGGGAACAGGGGAAAGCATGGGTGGGCCTCCCACTCCACGATCTCACCCCGCGCCACCTTTGGGGCCACGGTGCCGATGTAATATTCATACTCGCCCAGGCTGTCAAACTCCTTGTCGGTGATCTTCGCGGCCCGTGCCGCCTCCGCCAGCGGGTCGCTCCGCTTTTTTCTTCCCTTGGCGAGCTGCGCTTCCGCCTGCGCACGGTAGCGCGGCGGCAGGTCGGACAGCTCCAGACGGAACGCCATCACAAAATGCCCTCCCGCCGTTTTTCTTCCTGTGTCGCCTGCATATCGGCGTGGTGCAGGGCCAGCACAAGGGCGCATTTGTCCTGTGCTTCGTTCAGCGCCCGGCTCCCGCCCCGGAAAGCATCGTCATAAGCCCCCATGTGCCAGCGGATAGCAAGAGCCTCCTCGTCGGTCAAGTCCATGAACTTCATCACCAGATACACAGACTTTTCCCCATGCCCCATCGGCAGCTGGTCTTTCACGCTGTACTTTCCGTCCCGCTCCCTGCGGTAATAGCCGGTTTTGCAGACATCATGCAGCAGCGCCACAACGGCGACACTCTCCCCGCCGTACTCCCGGATGGTATACTGTCCGAGCAGGGCATAATATACATTCAGGCTGTGTTCCACCAGCCCACCGGGATATGCCCCGTGAAAGCGTGTGCCGGCCGGTGCCTCGAAAAAGTCCGTGGTTCCAAGCCAGGCCAGCAGGTCTGCCGCCCCTGGCCTCATCACCTGGGATACGAAAATTTCCTTGAACCGTTCCTTGTTTGTCATACAGGTCTCCTCCTCGTCTGTTTGATATTCCCACGCCCATGCCAGCATTCGGCACGGCGCAAGATCACGATTGTGTGGCGCATACCCCCGTCGCTCACTTTGGTTTCCACCCGGTTCAGGGTGTACCCCGGATACTTCTTCTCCCAAAATTCCGTGTCGTCTATGTACATGGTGCTGGCCTCGTCCAGCTTCCGGCGGCTCCACTTGCTGTCATTGGGCGGAGGTGTCTTTGGTTTCTCCAGGCCCCGGCTCTGTCTCCAGCTCCGGGCGCACCGCTTGTTCTTGCTGATGTATCGCACAAGACTTTCCACGCTGCCATGGTCAACATCCAGGTATTCTCCACGCGTCAAGCCTATTCTTTTCCCGTTTACGCTCCACAGTTCTTCCAACACATCCCTGGTCAAGCCCTCCGTGTGCTGGATGATCGCGTGGTGATGATGGCGGCCACAAATTTTCCCGTCCTCCGTGATTGTGGTGTACTCCGTCGCCGCCACCCACTTGGGGCGCTGCACTCCGTTCCTGTCACACCACCGGTAAAGCCGCTTGATGTAGTTCGTAAAATCCAGGTCGGCCCTGTGTGTGTCCCCCGGCTCCGGCAGATGATCGTCGTCGTATGTCCCAGTCCAGGAGAAATCCCCTTTTCCGAAATTGGTGTTGACGAGCTGCACATGGTAGCGCTTGGCCCGGTTGTCGTTGTAGGTCTGCTGTGCCAGAGAGGATGCTTCTTTTTTCTTTGCCCGGCGTGACGCCTTATGCTTCTTGGCTGAGACAGGGTATAGATCGACCTCCATGTATGGGGCTGTGTCGTAGTCCTTGCCGCAGATATGCTTTTGTTCTCGGTAATACAGGCCCACGACCTCACCCCTCCCCATAGCACCCGCTCCGTCTGTGTCAAGGCCGGGTCGTATTTCCTGCCGGAAATCTCCACCCTTTCCCTTGACCCAGCCTGCGCTTGGTGCTGATTGCTGATTACCGGAAGCAAGGGCGGGCCTTGCTTCCGCTCAACAACATTCTCTTTCCTGTCCGGCCAGCCTTTTGGCCTGTCCCTCCTGGGCTTCCACTTCTTCCGGTGGCCTGTCCCTTAACTTAACGCTGATATACCAGCCCATTGTCGGCCCTCGCCGACTTTATTTTTTGCCCGCCATCAGGCAGGCACAGGAGTTTTCTCAACCGGCAAGGCCGCGCCGATCACCGGCGCGACCGCTGCCGCTCGTTAAATTGTCAGGTTCTTTTTTCTCGTCGCCGTCCTCGGCTGCAATAATCATCCGGGCGCACAATGCCCAGGTAGCCCCGGCCACATTCCCCGTAACAGCCAGTGATCTCCAGGTGGCAGCACTCTTTGCACCGCACCAGCTCCTCTGTATCCCGCTTGTCCGCTGGCTTCCTGGTCTTTTTCTCTTTGGGCCATACCCGCCAGCTGGATGGGTTATCTTTTCTCCGGCTCATTCCCCCGCCTCTCTTTCCACTGTCCTCTCGAACCGAATTTTCATCTGCGCCGGATATAGGTCTACCTCCGGCCTGCGCTTACCTGTCCAGCGAAAGCCTCCAGCTTTCCCCACACACTTCCACCCGCTCGCCCGCAGGCTCGCTCCATTTTCTGTGTCAAGGATGTATGTCACCAGACGCTTATATCCCATCGCGCGGGCCGCCCTCCATGCGGCTGAGTAAAGCATTGAACAGGCATTGCGTGTGCCGTCCGTGCATAAGCGATTGACTTCCAGTGTCCACCCATCGTCAAGGTGGCGAGCCACAGGACGACCCACAATAGCAAAGCCCACGATCTTCTCCCCATCAGAAAGTCCGATTGAAAACTTGTGCCCGACCACTGGCCCGTGGTGCCGGTGGTGTTGTTCAACATAGGCATTTGCTTCTTTCAGTGTCATAGGACACAGTTCAATCATCAAAGTCCCCTCCGTCTACTCCGCACGGCTGAACCGTCCCATGATCCAGTCCCATTGTTTTTCCGTTAGCTCTGATGTTTTATCCGCAATCACGATTTCCCGCCCGCAGGCAGGGCAGAAGCGCCACCCGTTTTCCTCCGGGCCGTCTGCCTCAAAGTTCTCTATGTATCCGCACTTCCCGCACACCCAGGCGTCATGCTCCTGGTCTGTGCAGGTATAAACTGTTTTCTCGTTCATCTCTGCTCCTCACTTTCCCCTACCACACTCAGCGCCGCTTCGGCAATTCGTTCGGCGTTGTTGTCTCCGCTAAATTCGCCATCTCTGCCAACTGTTTTGAGTAATCTGGTTTTTGCAACACATACCCAGCAGCGAACATTTCCAAAAGTTTCTCCGCTGTAAAGCCTGTTACAGCATAGAGCTTTGTGTATAGTTCCTCAAACTCTCGTGCTTGGTTCACACACTTGTTTAGCGTGTCTCCAATCATGCACGGAAGCACCACGCACCGCCCCTCCGTTTCGGCCTGCAAGATTTCGCAAAGCCTTGCAAGGCTGATTTTAAGCCGCAATCTGTTGAACGCCATAATAGTTGCGTACTTCTCGCTTGTCTCGCACGGCTCCAATCCGGTATCCTCATAGGCGGCAAGCCGTTCCAACGCAGCCGCCCAGTTCAGTCCGGTCGGCTGTGATACGCTGCCGTCACTGTTCCTGATGGTCAATCTCTCCATACTGGCACTCCTCGCACTCCAATTTCTCGTTTGGGTTGTCACAGGGCCGCTCCTCATATTCCGGGCAGTTACACCGGTATCTCATATCTGTTTCCCCTTTCTTCCCCCCGGCATCAGAGCGTCCGTATGCAGGGAGATCATTTTTTCTCTGGTCAGCTTGTCCACGACCATCCCGATTTCTCGGTATCCGCACATGGACGCCAGCCGTTCCAGGTTCTTTGCCGTCTGCGCCGTTACCAGAATAGAGATACGGCGCATATTCTTTTTGCTCATGCCACAACCGCCTCCCGTCATACGCTCACATACCGGTTCCGACAGTTCACATTGTTGCAGAACCGTTCCTGTCCGATCTCTCGCAGCGGCTGGCCGCAGTATTGACAAAAGCCTCCGGCCTGACGGGGCGGCTGATCGTCCGCGTGTGTGCCTCCATATCTCATGCGGTTCACCAGGCACACCATTGACCCCGGCTGCGCCGCAGCTATGCAGTGTTCCTTTGCTTTGCAGTAATAGCAGTCCATCAAATCGCCTCCATTGTTGCAGTTCTCGTCATGCCGTCACAGCTTTTTCCAGCTCCTCCATGGTCGTGATCGTCCGACTGCACCACTCCGGCAGGTTCGCCCGTACAAGGGCCGTCGCCATGGGAGGGCATACCGCGTTCCCGCACCGGGCCACCTGCTTTGTTTTCCCGTACTCGTTGCCCAGGTAATCCCGGTCGATGATGTAATCCTGCGGAAAGCCCATGGCGTTATAGAGTTCCCGCGGCGTCAGCATCCGCAGAAGAATATCCGCGATAAAGTAAAGCCCTCCGCCGATCTCCAGCAGCAGGATTTCATCGTCTGCCATCTCATACCCACAATGGCGGTTGAGCAGGTCGCGGACTTCCGGCCAGTGCATCAGGTCTTGGCTTCCCGCCTCCATCAGCTCTGCCCGGCAGTCTGCAAATTCACCGGCAGACGCCGTGATCGTGCGCAGTGGCCGATCTGCGTCCTGCCCAATGTCCTGCCCTTTGAACTCGACAATATGGGCCGCCGCTACCGCATTGTGGTCAACCGCCGTCACAGTCGGCAGCGGCTCTTGCGCTTCCGCCCCTATCACGCCTCCGTAATATTTGCAGATGTGGGCGCAGACTATCGCCTCCCGGTCGTGGCTCGTTACCGTGTGCATCGGCTTTCTCACATCAATCGGCTGCCCATTCCCGAAATATTCTACAAACTGTGCCGTGGTCAGCCCGTACCGGTTGGAGGCGTCCACCGTCGGCAGCGGCATCCTCAGCCCATTCGCCCGAACATTTTCCGTCTGCTCCGTGTGGTACTGAATAATGTTCGCCGCAGCTAAAACCTGGCCTCCTGCGGTTCTCACTGTTCCAACTGGCCCGCGCAAACTCTCCCCCACACTTCCGCCCGTATTGCTGAATGTGAACGGCACAAGAGCGGGTGCGCAAATTCCCCCGGTATATTTTCTGGTAACGGTGTTTACCGGTTCCTCTGTACTTCTTGCGTGTCCGTCCCCTCCGTGGTTGCACTCCACGATGAACGGGCGACCGCTTCGGATGGTAAACTTGTCCACGCCCCGGATAACCCGCCGCATGGTGTTATCCGCCAGTGGCCGGACGGCGTTCACACCATATTTTTCTTTCAGCTCCCGCTTACTGGCAAATACAGAGTAGCAAGGTACGCTCCAGTCGATGATCTCCGCCGCGCTTTTCCATGGCATCAGCCGCCCATCTCGTACCTCCTCGCTATCTCTCGGCCCATGCGTCCGTTCCGGCCACACGATAGGCCGCCCGTCGCAGCGAGCAACCAGCACAAAGCGTTTTCTTGTGGTCGGCGCTCCCAGGTCTGCCGCAACGATCTCCCGGTGTTCAACCTGATACCCCAGCTCCAGAAGCTGCCGCTTCCATTTTTGAAAGGTCTGTCCGGCTTTTTTCTTCACCGGTTTTCCTTTTCGTACAGGCCCCCAGGTAACGAACTCCTCCACATTTTCCAGGATAATCACCCGCGGGCGGACAGTCCCGGCCCATCGCAGCACAATCCACGCAAGGCCCCGGATATTCCGGTCTACCAGTGCCGCGCCTTTGGCTTTGGAGAAGTGCTTACAGTCCGGCGAGAACCATGCAAGCCCCACCGGACGGCCCCGGCAAACCTCTCTCGGGTCTACATCCCATACGCTCGCTTGCAGGTGTTCCGTGTATGGGTGGTTTGTCCGGTGCATTAGGATTGCATCAGGGTCATGGTTGATGGCGATTGCCACCGGACGCCCTGTTGCCAGCTCCATGCCTGTGGAGGCCCCGCCGCCCCCCGCAAAGTTGTCCACTATGATCTCGTCAAGAAAATTGAGCTGGCTCCCGCCCCTCTTTTTCTCAAAATTCTTCATGGCTTATCTCCATTCGATTGCCTGCCCACACTGCCCGCAGAAGTTCTGCTCATTCCCGTCCTCATTGTGCAGGTATTCGCCGCTCCCGCAGCGGGGGGCAGGCCATGATATTTTTATCGCCGTCAGGATAGGGGCGCAGCGGCACCAGTTTCCCCAGCGCATCCCGCCCCATCCGGCAAGCCTCATTTACAGCCTCCATACCGTCGTAGTTCTCCCGATGTTCCGGGTCGAGAATTTCCCGCGCTCTTTCAACATTCATGCTTCATTTTCCCCTCTCTGATTAGCTCCACTTTCGCCTTGGTAAGCAGCCACGAACAGATGCACCGCTCGCAGGTTTCCTTAGTCACATATCCCCTGCGGCACTCGTCCACATCATCGTAACGGCAAAGTCCATCTGCCTGCATAATTTTCGCAGCAATCTTTACCGCCCGAACTTCCACGGTTTCAGTTTTCATTTTCCGTTGTAACCTCCATCCCGTTCTGCTTTCTTTCTGTTGTAGACCACCACCATGGACGGGAATGGCGCAGGTGGGTAAACCATCCCATCTTCATCCTCAAACCGCAGCCGCCCTCGCACCCACCGGATTTCCGCGTGTCCCAGTATGTAGTCATGAAAATAACTGGTGTCCGTTCTGGCCGGGATAAGCAGAACAATGGTGGCCCCGCTCTGCGCTTCCTCGTATGCTTTTCGCACCCACTTCCCAATCTCTCGTCCGTAAGGTGGATTGCAGAACACAGCCCCCCCCGCAATATTCCACGGCTTTGTCAACCCGTCATTTTCCGGGGTGTAGAATGCTGCACACTTTGCACTGGCTTCTGTCGCCGCTGCGTCCAATGCGAAATGAAATTCCTTGTCCAGTTCTGCAAAGAACTCCTTTGGTGTGCAGTAATCCATCTTCTTGGATGACAAAAGCGCTCCGTTCACTCCTCTCCATCCTCCATCCCGATCTGCTCCGCATCCGGCTCCTCGGTCTCCTGGGCCGCAAACTCTCCCCGCGCCCGCTCGCGGTAAAACTGCTCGGTGCATAGCGCCTGAAACTCCGACAGGTCTGCCAGATACTTTTCGGTCACAATCCGCACCGGCATGATTGCCGCCAGCACCTCGAACCCATCATGCACCACCAAATACCGCTGGCCGCTCTCCATTTTTCTGACCGTGTACCTGATGTAGTCGCTTTCCTTGATCTGCTCTGCCAGGGGAGAGAGCATCGCCTCGCGGTAAAAGATCAGCTCACCATCATCCATGCTCCGGCGGCAATCGCACCAAAGCCCATCCGGCGCTGCCATCACTTTCAGTTTTTCGGTGTCCTGCTCGCCGTCCGCATAGTCAGAAAGGTTCATCCCGAAGATGCTTTTAACTGTGCCCTCCCAGCGCTCGTCAAAATGAACTTTCTCCCATGCCTTTTCCGGCATATCCAGAACCGTGCGCACCTGTTCTTCTCCCACCATGTCCGGCAGCTCGGTTGCTCGGAAGATTGCCGATCTGGTTCCCATCCATATCCCGCTATCTTCCACATGGGCGACCATGCAATATCCGCCGCCCTTGACCAGCTTCACATACTTTGACAGCTTCATGTCTGCCCCTCCTTATCCAAACAGGTACAGAATACAGAGTTTCAGCAGTGCAGGCCCGGCCAGAATAAGGGCTGCGGCCCAAGTTACCGTCAGCGCTAAGAACAACGCAGCAGACAAGATTTCAAAAAACTTTTTCATGCTTGCCCCTTTCTCACTCCAACAGTCACATACGCGTTACCTTTGCTGTTCAGCTCCATGTCCACCGGTGCCTTGCAATTCAGGCAGGTGTGGGTGATGGTCTGTGCCGTGACATTGGTTTTGTATCGGAAGCTCTTTCCGCATTTGCAGTGCATGAACAGCGGGCGCAAATTTTCCAGCGGGGTTTCATGCCCACAGGAACACTTAAAGCCGTAGGTCTCCCGCTTTGCGCAGAATGCTTTGACCGCTCCGCACTCCTCGCACTCGATCATCAAGAACCCCTTATACGGCCCCTGTCCATCGTCCGCCGCCGGTGTAGCCCAGCTATCACGGCTCCCAAACATCCGCTCGACCCGGCTCATTCTCTGGCCCGGCATTTCCTGCGGCTGTCTGCTCTCAGTCATGCCCGCCCGCTCTCCGGTGCTTCCGTATCCGCCCCGGTTTTCGTTTCCCAGGCTCTCCACCTGCACAAACTCAACAGGCGGCGCTTTCTCCACAAGTCGGAACTGACAAATGCGTGTTCCCTTTGGAATGGTTGTCCCGTCCTTGCGCAGGCACACCGCCGGGAAGCCCCACACATCCCCGTCGCCGCAGTAATCGTTCTCGATCACACCCATGCTGTTGGCAAGCAGGATGCCCCACTTCCCGAATGTGGACGACCTCGGCACGATATGGGCATAGTGGCCCGCCGGAATTTCAATAGAAATGCCCAGGGAAATGATCTTGTACTCCAGAAAGCTCAGTGTGGTGTCCTCTGCTGTGCAAAGGTCAATCCATTCTCCGTGAGCCTCCGGCAAGGCGTTTCCATGGGCGTTAATTCTCACTTTCATATTCAGTTCCTCCGATCATCTCAAATCACTTGCAACCAGGTTGCAAAACTCTTTCGGTTTCACTGCCGGGCCGTCTCCTGGTTTTGCCACCATGACCGACGCACCGGTGATCTCCGACCAGTCGCAGCCCCAGTATTCCGCCGCATTCATCAAGGCCGCGAGGTTGGAGCTGTGCGGCACCACCACAGAACCGTACTTAGGATGGGTGACACAGGCCCGGCCTTTTGCGTTCCAGCGGTTTTCCCGCTCTCTTTCGATTGCCCTCCGGTGGATGGCCTCTCGTTCCTCGGTCATTCCACTTCTCCCCGTTCCCGCATCCGGCGCAGCCACTCTGCATTTTCCTCCTGGCCGTAGAACGCATGGCCCAGCCAGCCGCCCAGCACCATCAATACCAGCCCGGCGGCCCCGGTCATGACAATCACGGAAATTTCCTCAGTTCCTCCCGCACAGAGAAGCAGCAGAAATCCCAGCATACCAACGCCCGCCCCGATGTTCTCCCTAATCCTGTTCAGCCTGCGCCGCTTTGCCGCATACGCCTCCCGGCGCTCCCGCTCCCGCTTGCGGCAACCCAGCTCCAGGCCGTATCCCTCCTTGGAATAGTAATTGACCGTCACGCAGTTCCGGCCCCGTTTGATCTCGCAGTATGCGGCTTTCATATATGTACCCCTCTCCCTGGTCAGGCTCTCGCCGTTCTTCTCTGACGGTAATTTTCAAGAAGTCTCTGCTGCGCCAGCTCCGCGCTATACCCAAACCGCCCATTTTCGTCCATCTCTCCGGTGTCTCCGCGCTTCAACTCGTTGTACACAGTGGAGCGATGGACTTTCAGCTTCGTTGCGATCTCCGCCGCCCCGAACCCTTTTCCATACAATCTTTCAAGTTCCATGCGGTCTTTCAGCATGAGATGCCTTTTACTCAACCTGCCCGCCTCCTTTTCTGCTGGCTTTTTTGACAAAAAAATAAATGCGGGAAAACTCTTGTCGAGTTCTCTCGCATTTATTCTAA